GAAACTATCATCTTTCGATGACAGTCCATCCGTATTGCAGCCGATTCCGGTACGGAACCGGATACTCGAGGCGGCCATCGATAGGTATGCCTTCCTTAAGGTTGGCATACCCGTCTTCGGCCGTCCAGCGCTCCTTCTTTGGTCGAGAGTACTTACTCTCGATCTTATGAAAGGAGTCCAGCAGGTGATACCAATCACCGTCCCGCACCCTCATTACGGGGGCGCGGAGCTGGAGCGTCTTGAGCTCGTGTCTATGATAGCGTTTCCGAAAACGGATTCGCGACCCTAGTTTAACGAGATCAGAGAAGCCGAAGTTCTCACACAACTCAAACAGGCCAGCCGTCTGAATCGAATTGGAATAAGGCAGAAATGCCCCCCATTTTCGCTTCAAGGCTGACCTGCAGCGGTCGTATATGAACTGACATGTAGCACCGTATCCACGCTGACGCAGCTTATGAGCTAGCGCCAACATGCTTTCGATGCCATCGAGTTGGAGAAGACTATGCTTCCGTAGCCTGAGGGGGGTAACGTCTACGCCTTTATAAGCGTCTACGCCACAGGATTCTCTGAAGAATCCCTTACCGAAAGTCTTATTAGGGTTGGGCACAAGCCCTGCCTGAATAAGACCATAGATAGCACCACTCCAGTATTCCACGGGGAATAGTATATCATCTCCGAAGACATAGATATCGTCACAGTCTGTACCATGACGAGCTCTTATGCCCGCACGAACCAAGGCCCAGAAGCATAGACTTTGCACAGGGAACACAGTTGCGTTCCCCATGGGTGCATACTTCTGAAGCTCAATGACCCGCCCATCAAGCAGCTTGATTTTGTTAGCGCGTGTAGCGCACAAGTAAGAACTGACGTGCTCCCCAAAAAGGGTGCGCACTAAGTCTATACTGATGCGATCACTTGCTTCTTTAAGGTCCAGGGTGACGAATTTTCGATCACTCGAGGACTTTAATGCTAACTGACCGTTCACGGTTTGATCCGTGAAATTGATCCTCCCTTTGGTAAGGGGGGACCGATCAATGGCATCTTCAAGCAGCTTACGCTGGCCCTGCTGAATCCAGATCGCCTCCGCGGGATGCACGCAAATTAAGCGTGGACCCCGGGAGTCTTTCGGGACGGCTATCAGGCTTGCGATAATATCGTCTGACTCGCTTAGCGGTCTCCACTCTTCACGCACCATGATGCTGTCCCACCAAGTGGGAAGGCACCAGAAGTACTTGTCGTATGGATACTTTTCAGCGATCGGACGATAGAACGTGGTGAAGCAACTTTTCTCATGCGGAAGCCGAGAGGGATAAATCCCTCCCGGCCCGTGTTGAGGAGCTACTTCACCCCAGTTGACTCGGTATATGACCGCGCCAACGATTCGGCGAGCGGAAGCCAAGGTGCCACTTGGATGCCCACCACCGTGGTGAGCAGACCAAATAGCGCACATAGCATCCGTTTCCTCGAAGTCCTTTTGGGACTGGACGAGTTGTTCATTTGTTGGTTCCTGTTCGGCTTTGTAGCTAAACAGAAGGATTTGACGGATCTCTCTTAATACCTGGGGGCTCTCTTCTGCTAAGAAGAAATTCCACAGTGGGACGAAGTCCTCATGGAGGTCACTCTTTATGAGAGTGATATCTCCAGTTTCGAGGTATCCGAGTATCTCCTTCTCTACCCGTGGCCCATTTAAGATGAGCCATTCTATATACGGTAGACGACCGGTCCCTATAAGGGAAGTCGTTAAATCACCGGGAAGAGCCAAGTGGCCATTCCTCGGTAACGTGTAGTATAGATCGGATAGCAGGCGTTCGTATATATCAGTAACATACTTTGAATGCATATGCATCACTCCTGGTTATTAGCGGTGTTTATGATCTGTGCGGTTGGAGCCCATAGGCCGAGCGAAAGCTCGAGTCCTTGAATCTTGCCCGCACTTGTTTAGTAACGTAGGCTAGACAATCAGGCCTTACATTAGCCGGAACGATTTGTGCAATCGGCCACTGGAGTAAACCCCAGTAGTTGATCACTCGTCGTGACCCTTCTTCGCGCACTGAAAGCACGCGGAAGGATGGGCTTGTAGGGACTGGATTTATCAGACGTGAGGTGACTTCCGTGTGGAAGGCCCCATTTACACTACCTATCGCAAGCATGTAGCGAGCATCATTGCCCCTACCTGTGAACGATGGGTTGTACGTGAGGTTCCACCAGAGGTCAAGAGACCAATGGAAGGTAGGCCCGGACCCTCTATCAATAGAGAGCACCCGGATCTCACTTTTAATGATCTCTGTTTTTAATAGCGACATGTTTTACGTGTTGTTTATTGTTAACTAACTCACTTCCTACGCAGATGCGAAACGCTTACTGTTCCTTGTTGACGAAAACTTCGTCGGCAAGGTCCAGGGCAGACGCATCAGCAGCAGTACCGGTCAAGGCCTGCACCAAGACGTCGACCGCGAGTTCAATCGCGGCTTGAGACGGCTGGTACAGACCCTTTCCGTGCTGTACGATCATATACGCCGTGACAGGGATAGGCGAGGGATTAACCCCGCCCGTGTCCAGGACAGTCATCTCCACACGAAACTGGCTGCGGGAAACAGGCAACTTAGTTGCGCTGTCCGTAGCCTGGGTGTGGGCGATCTTCATGGTGTGGGGCAGAGTTGCCCCATCCGTGATGGATCGCCGAACGCTGCCAGCGAGGTCGCTGTACAGCAGTTTGAAGACTTTGCCCTTGAGCGTGATGTCAGCATTCATGTATGTATCGGGTTAGAACTACCCTATCGATACCCGTCCATTCGTGTGCCTTTAACGGCGCGCGCGCAGACGGCGTGTTAGGCTCGCCACCTGTTGGTGGAGCAAAGCAACCGATAAGGCTGCCTGCTTTTTTCCAAACCTAGATGAAGGCACGATCACAAGATCGGGCTTCATCGGCGACCTGCGGTAGTAACTGATATTATGCTGTGCTATATCCTGACCGTCGAAGGACGTATGAGCCGCGAATTGTGCGTGAGGGTGTTTTACCACCGACACAAACAACTCGTAGCTCTCCGATTCCCAAGACCGAAGAATCTCGTATTTCCCTTGACCAACAACACAGTTGTCAATCGCAGTAATGAGACCTGTCAGGTCGACAAACCAATCCAGCACAAACGAGAAGGGAACCTTTTCCCAAGCAAGCCGCGCCGGACTAGTCGCTACGAAACGCGACAGCAGGTAATCGAGGACTTGAAACTCCTCGGTCACATACTGCAACGTCCGTCGTCCTTTGACACCAACTACCCTAATCGGGGCGGACACGGGCGTTAAACGCTCATGCCACCATCCGACCGGGTAATCAGGTGCTTCTGGACCATAACCGTTGACACCCGCCGCGTGGGAGAACTCAAAGGTTCCGACACACGAGCGAGTCACCGTTTTTGGTGCCTGGGCCTGCTTGGCTAAGGCTCGCAGTTTACCCCGTATAGACGGGATAGCTTTAGCGATCCTCTGCAGATCCGAGATCAAGGGAGCAAACCCAAACGACCAACCGAGCAATAAGTTACTCGCATCCAGGGGGTTTAGATTGCTAGCCTTGCCCTTACGGGCGCGCTTTGCATTCAGACCAACCCTAGGATCCAAGAAACGATGTATGAAGCCGCTGAGGCTCTGTACACCCGATACGAGCTGGTCTGCCTCTAATAGATTTAACAAGGAATCAACCTCGTTATCATCGTTGAAGGAAGTGATCAGCTCTTGTCTTAGTTGCTCTACCGTTTTGGGATAGACCACAGATACACTGCCCACCGCAAGTTTGGGGGGGGGTGTATAGAGATGCCAGAGGGACAGGTTTCCAGAGTAGTAATTTCTGGAGCCGGTACCCGCCTGCCAATAACTGCCCATCCGATTGGAGAAGAGCTTACGCTCCGACTTCCAATGAAGGCATGACTTTACACCGTAGAGAGGCTGACTTTGATCTTCAATGATCTCGTCATTCTCTCCAAGCGCTAGGTCTGCCGACGTAGTTCCACCTGTGTCAATAATGGCACCAGTGGAATCAGATCGTGTCTCGTAGGTCCAAGGACCTCCGAGAAACGGTGGATGGACTTGTGTTCTTGTTCTTGTACGCATGTTATCGAGCGAAGAGCCGCAGGGCTC